TCACATTAATGGCTTGCACTCATGGTTATGGTATGGGAAACATCTATGACAGTAGAAAACTAAAATAATATACAATATATAGTATCAAGGAATTGCAAGAAATACTATATATTGTATAAAAACCAAGACCGAAAGAAAGCGGAATTTCTTTTGGGTTTTTAGAGAATAAATACATATAAAAATAAAGAAAAGAGGTAACAAAATGAGCAAAACATTAATTGTAATTGATATGCAGAATGATTTTATTGATGGCTCACTCGGTACAAAGGAAGCACAGGCAATTGTTCCAAATGTCAAGAAGAAAATTGAAGAATATTATAATCGTGGAGATAGAATTATTTTCACAAGAGATACACATTATGAAAACTATTTAAGTACACCAGAAGGTATCAAGTTACCAGTTGAACATTGTATTTACAATACTCATGGATGGCAGATTGCAGACGGATTAGAAGTTCCAAATTGTGCATATATCAATAAGGAATCTTTTGGTTGGACACATTGGACTGACTTTGGATTTAACAATGATATAGAACTTATTGGTCTTTGTAGCGAAATTTGTGTAGTATCAAATGCTTTAATTATTAAAGCTGATTATCCATTTATTAATGTCACAGTAGATGCAAGTTGCTGTGCAGGAGTCACACCTGATAAACATAAAGCGGCTATGGAAGTTATGAAAAGTTGTCAGATTGAAGTGATTGGAGAGTAGAATATGGATAAGTACATGAGTGTGATAACCAATTTTGGATGCCACTATTCATGTCCATATTGCATTGTAAAGAATAATAACCTTCAGATTCCAAAGAGTACGATTGATGGATTGAACTCTTTGGAAGAGGAGATTAAGAAAAATCAGTGTAATTGGGTATCAATATCTGGTGGTGGAGATCCATTATGGAATTTAGAAAATAATGTAGAGTGGTATAGGAAATTCTTCGATATAACTTTACATAGAGTTCAGATAGAGCTACATACAAGTATGCCAAATGTAAAAGATGCACCATATGCATATTTTGACAGAGTTGTATACCATTTACATGATTTTAAACAATTAAAATCCATCAAGCGATTAAAAAACGAAATTGTCAGAGTTGTATTTGTGGTCACGGAAAATTTCACAGAGGATTTAATTAACAGAATAGCAGTATATTGTCATAACTCAGGTATTATTGATGAGTTGAGTTTCAGACAGATGGTAGATAATCACTATCAGGAAACAGATTATTGTAGAGAATATCTTAAAGAAGGACATCAGAAGTTATGGTGGTACATTGAACAGTGTGATTATAACTTGTATTACTGTGAAAACAAAGTATATACGGAGTATAGAAAGATTGGAGAGAATAATGAAGTATAAGAATTATATCATTAATACTTTCAGACATTTTAAGAAAGTCTGTACGCATAAACATTGGGTGTTCTACTATTGCTGTAAAGTGGGAATTCCATTTCAAGGGTTAGTACATGATTTATCTAAATTTTCTCCAACGGAATTTTGGGAGAGTGTTAAGTATTATCAAGGTACTTCAAGTCCAATAGATGCTTGCAAGAAAGAGAATGGTTGGTCAGCAGCTTGGATGCACCATAAAGGAAGAAACAAGCACCATTACGAATATTGGCAGGACAATTTTGATAATGGTGGAAATCCTATTGAAATGCCAATGAAGTATAAAAAAGAAATGCTTTGTGATTATCTTGGAGCAGGTAGAGCATATCATGGTAAATCATTTAATTTTGAGAAGGAATTAAAATGGTGGGAATCTAAGAAAAGTAAACCAATTGCAATGCATCCAAATGACATGGCTTTTATTGATAAGTATATTAATCTGTTTTATGAGTACGAAAACAGAGAATATGATATTAGAACAATATTTAATCAAATCAAGAAAGAAGGAAATTAATATGGAGCAGATTATTACAAGTTTATTAGAAACCGATATGTACAAATTAAGTATGGGACAGGCTATTTATCATCAGTTTAGTGATTATAAAACCACTTGGAGTTTTAAATGTCGTAATAAGGATGTTCACTTTACACAAGAAATGGTAGAAGAGATTCGCAGACAGATTAAATTATATTGTGGTTTGAGATTCACAGAAGATGAACTTACTTACCTTGACAATATCAAATGGATAAAGGGCTCGTATGTTGATTTTTTAAGATTATGGCAGCCCAGATATGAGGATTTTGAGATTACAACAGATTCAGATTGCGGTCTTTCTATCGAAACATTTGGTACATGGCTTAATACATCTATGTATGAGATTCCTACACTTGCGATTGTGAACGAAGTATATTTTAGAATGGCATATAACTATGAGGAATTGCTTAATAGTTTCAAAAAGAGATTAGATGAAAAGTATGAAAATCTCAGAAGCGGTCATTGGTACGCTGGTACATTTTCTGAATTTGGTCTTAGAAGAAGACTTTCTGCTGAAGCACAGGAGTTAGCTGTTGAGAAGTTTTCACATTTGAATGATACATTACACAGTCCATCTAAATTTGTTGGTACATCTAATGTATATCTCGCAAAGAAATATAATCTCACGCCTGTTGGAACTATGGCTCATGAATGGATTATGTGTTCTGGTCAGGGAAATCACAAGCACAATCCAGCATATTCAAACTGGTATGCCTTAGACGCATGGGTTAGAGAGTATGGTGTGTTAAATGGTATTGCTCTCACAGACACAATTACAACTGATTGTTTCTTGAAAGATTTTCAGTTGACATATGCAACATTATTCAGTGGTGTAAGACATGATAGTGGAGATCCGATTGAATGGGGTGAAAAGATGATTAATCATTATGAGTCACTTGGTATCAATCCTAAGACAAAGACACTTCTGTTTAGTGACAGTCTTGATTTTGAAAGAGCTGATAAGTTATTCAGACACTTCCATGATAGAGTAAACGTTGCATTTGGAATTGGTACTTATTTGAGTAATGACACAGATGTTCCTGTTTTAAATATTGTAATGAAAACCACTAAATGTAACGGTATGGATGTTGCAAAAGTGTCTGATGTAGAAGGTAAAGGTATGTGTAAAAACCCTGATTATGTTGATTATCTAAAGAGATGTATTAATTGGAGAATGAATCATGAATAAAATTTTACTTATACCAGGAAGTTTTAATCCAATTACCAACGCCCATGTTGATATGGCATTGACTGCTAAAAAAGCGGTTAATGCTGATGCTATATTGTTTATTCCTGCACATGATACATATGTTGCGAAGAAAAAGACTTTGATACCTGGATATTGTCGAGTATCGCTGATTAATTCAATGCCAAATTGTGAGGAAAATAATATGTGGGCATCCGAAGTTGAAACAACCAGCTTCTTTCCACAGAGGACATACAATACTATTACTCAGATAAGAGATATAAATGAAAAAGATTATATCTTCAACGAATACTATATTTGTTTAGGAATGGATAATATTGAACCACTTACAACTTGGTATAATTGGAAACCGTTTGTTGAGGAATATAATTTTGTAGCATGTGTGAGAGAAGGTCAGAATCTTGAGACTGCTTTAAGAGAAGCAAATCTTATGGAATATAAAGATCACTTCACAGAAATTCAGATACCAAAAAATCATACTTCTTCAAGTTTGGTTAGAGATTTATGTGAAAAGGGTGAATTTGAAAAGGTAAAAGAATTAGTTCCTAGAAATGTATATGAGTATTTAATTCGGTTCTATGATGTGATGAATCGAATGTAGAAAGGAGAATATATAAATGTTTGATGCTAAGAAAGTAAAGAATGAAATCGTAGAGTGGATTAGAGATTGGTTTGAACAGAATGGTAAAGATTGTATGGCAGTAGTTGGAATTTCTGGCGGTAAGGATTCAAGCGTTGTTGCTGGCTTATGTTGTGAAGCTCTTGGCAAGGATAGAGTTTTTGGTGTGATGATGCCACAGGGAAGACAAAGAGATATTGAATATAGTCGTAAACTTTGCAGTTTTTTAGACATTCCACGTACTATTATTCCAGTCGGAACAATTGTGAATGTTACTGAATATGAAATTAAAACATCATTAGATGAAGAGTTATCAATTCAGACAATAACAAATCTTCCTGCTCGTATTCGTATGGCTACACTTTATGCAGTATCACAGACAGTAAATGGTCGTGTCGCTAATACGTGTAATCTTTCAGAAAATTGGGTTGGATATTGTAGCAAGTTTGGCGATGCTGCTGGTGATTTTAGTCCACTAGAAAATCTTACAGTAACAGAGGTTAAAGCTATCGGTCGTGAGTTAGGGCTTCCGTCAGAATTAGTTGATAAGACACCTACCGATGGTCTTTGTGGAAAGACTGATGAAGATAACCTTGGATTTACTTATGCTGAATTAGATGCATATATCAGAGATGGAATTGAGCCAAGTGAGGAAGTAAAAGCTAAGATTGATTCAATGCATGAGAAAAATCTGTTTAAATTACAGCCAATGCCAAGTTTTGTGTATCAGGCGTAAATGAAATACTATATATAGCGTTTAAGGAAAATATAGACGCTATATATAGTAATATTTTTACCAAGAAACATAGATTTCTTCTGCTTTAGTAGAGAATATATAAATGAGGTAAAACGAACTGAAAACCTGAGATGGTGAAAAGGTAAAGGTGAAGGCTGAAATTAATAAGTCAGTCAACCGATGAGCGTATAGGCTGAAATTCATTTGAGAATATAATGCCTTGGAACAAACCTCAATCCTAACATGTGATGATAAGGAATAAGGATGCTCTCATAGAGTACAGAAATGAATGTACTCTTATTAATATCAAAGGAGAATATATTTATGACTAATTTATTAGATTTGTTGAAGATGATTTCTATAGGAAAACCATATACAATTTCAAAATCAGTAATACATTATCCAGTGCCAGGAATGACAAAAGAATATGCTATCAAGGTATGGAAAGAACAAAAGAAACGTGGTGTAACTACATTAAATAAAAAAGAATGGTTAAGAAGATATGGATTAGGAGAATAAATTAACAGGAGGTAGCAATATGGAATATAGAGAGATTGATTTTTGTTGCGGTTGGACTATTGAACGAGCTGTAAAAGAATTACACGAAAGAGCAAAGGATGGAAATAAATATTGCGGTGAATTCAATGAGAATAAACTAACATCTGATATGTCTTTAGATGATGCTTATATGCTTTGTATAGGTAAAACTTTTGACGAATTTAATAAAGAGCAAGAAGAAAGTCGTCAAAGATTAATTCGTGAAGAGGAAGAACATAAAAGAAAAATCCCTGAATTATCAAAATATTGGATAGAAGAAGGTCATAAGGTTTTATCTAAAGATAAATGGAATACGTGGGATAAATGTGTTCCTATTCGACTTAATGATCTATACAGAGGAATGGAACTTGGTCAGTGCTTAGATATTATCAAAACTGTTAAAGAAAAATCTATCCAAGATGGAATTGAAATTATGAAAAATCAGGGACATTCTGGTATGTCATGGGGATTAATGAAGTCTATGATTAGAGAATTTTGTGATTGTGGCAATGAGTTCTTAGAACAGTTAGGAGAATAAAAATAATAGGAGGTGCAGCCTATGAGGAATATTCAGATAAATGATAAAGTGATAATAAAAAGTTCTTGTAATAGTAGGGGACAGACTGGATTTGTTATAGATACATATAATGTAGGTACACAGAAATATGTTATGGTTCAATTAAAGAATAGAAAACAAGGATATAACGTTTTATCAGTAGAAAAAGTTGAAAGTGAGGATAATAAAATGACAGGATTTAATAAAGTGGCGATTGTAAATTTGGTAGATGATTACAATAAGAAGGATTATGGATTTGCTTTATATGATGAAGATATGAATGAAATTGTTAAGTACGATACAAAACATCCGTTATATGTGATTGTAAATGCAAGAGGAAAAGATAATAGAGTCCTTGGAATTTTAAAAGAAGTAAGATCAGTAGAAGCATATGGCAAGTGCGTAACGGCACAGGTCGTTGGAGTTGTTAATATGAATGCGTATAATGCAAGAATTGATGAGGAAAATCGTCAGAAAGAAATCGCAAAGCAGAAAGCTTCTATTGAGAAAGAGTTAAAGTCTGAGATTGAAAAGATGAATAATATTGCTTTATATGAAAGGATGGTAAAAGAGCATCCTGAGAATCCAAGACTCGCTGAACTTGTTAATGCACTAAAAGAATTAGGAGAATAATATGGCAGGATTTGTATCAAAGCAACCAAATGGATTATATTGTAGATTTTCGAGTATCACGGATTGTCCTACAGCATGGAACATGACGAAAGAAGATTATATCAATATGAAAATGCAGGAAGCAAAAGAAGATGCTGAAGATGTGTTAGATAATTATTTGCAGCCATTTGATATGGTGATGGACATGTATTATCCAAACAATATGACAAAAGAGGAATTTGATAAATTCCTTGAAGAGACTGGATATAGCAAAGGAGAATAAACAATATGAAGAACTGTGTAATTTTAGAAATGGAAAACAGCAATGATTTTGAGAATGCTATGAATGATTATTTGGATGATGGATACAAAGTAGAATCCAGTTCATGCAATAGTAGATACTATAAAGCAATTCTTGTGTTAAAGGAGGATGAATAAATCATATGAAGAAGAAAATTTTAGCAATTGCATTAGGATTAACATTGTGTTTTGGAATGACTGGATGCCAATCTGTTACAAAAGATTTTGGCGGATCAACAACAATTGAGCTTGAACCAAACCAGAAACTTGAAGAGATTACATGGAAAGATGATTCATTATGGTATCTTACAAGACCTATGACAGATGACGACATTGCGGAGACGCATACATTTCAACAATCATCAAATTTTGGAGTGTTTGAGGGTACTGTAACTATTATTGAGAAGAAGGAATAGTATGATAGACAACGAATTACGTCAGCAATATAGACAAACTGTTGATGATTTGAGAATAGCATTTAAGAAGACTTGTTTGTACAGATTTTGCGAAGAAGTTGTGAAGAGATTAAGTAAGATTTTGAGATAATAAAGGAGAAGTAGTATGGCAGATTACAAGATTGGTCAGATTTTGACCTCAACAGAAGATGTAGAAATTGAAAAGGCATTATCAGGTGAAAAGGTGAAAATTCCAAAAGGTAATAAGATTATTATTGGTGCAGATAAATTTGCACATCATATCAGAAATGGTTTTATTCAACCTTTAGCAGAAGGTTTAACAGTTGAAGGGTATGACACTACTGGTATCGCAGAATATCTTTATATTGTACTTAGAAATCACTTACCTATTGATGAAATGATGGAAGGTTATGAAATTACTAAGCAAGAAATTATTAATGAAATTGAGTGTGCTTTAGATGAAATTTTATAGACCACAGTAAACCGAAGTTTCTTGGTGATTTAGGAGGTGACAAATGACAGAAAGTGAAGCTATCGAAGAACTAAAATATGATTGTAATGAACTTGGTAAAGCAATCCCATGTGATACTTCATGGGGATGTTCTTTTGAAAATGCTTATGGAATGGCAATACAGGCACTTGAAAAGCAGACACCAAAGAAAGTAAAAAATAGCGGAGAGAGAATTCCGTTTGAATGGTATTGTCCTACTTGCGGAGAAATATTGTGTGATGATGGCTACAAAGATATCGACATTAAATATTGTGATCAATGCGGTCAGGCATTAGATTGGGAAAATTAAGAGAATAAGAATAATGAAAGGAGACGAGGTTCGTGTACACAAGAAGGAATTCCTTACTCCAAGTAATTTATGAAATATATGGGTTCAAAATCTCGTATAGTTGATAATATTTTACCGATTATTCAAGAAAGATTGCGAGATTATAATATCAAAACATACATAGAGCCATTTTGCGGTGGTTGTAATGTAATCGACAAAGTTCAGTGTGACACAAAAATCGCTTCTGACAATCATAAATATCTTATTGAAATGTTCAAGAATCTAAATCAGATTCAAAATCTCCCAGAATTTATTACAAAAGAACACTATTCAGATGTAAGAGAGTGCTTTAACAAAAGATTGTCTACATATCCTGATTGGTATATTGGAGCAGTTGGTTTTCTCTCAAGTTATAACGGCAGATTCTTTGATGGCGGTTACTCAGGTATCGTACATACAAAAGCTGGAACTGAAAGAAATTATTATGACGAAGCTAAGAGAAATTTGTTAGAACAAATTCCAAGGTTAGAAGATATTCAATTCCAATGTGGAGATTATGAAGAGTTATATTCTGATAAAGTTGACTGCTTATTTTATTGCGATATTCCATATAAGGGTACGAAACAATATGGATCAAGTAAGAACTTTGATTATGACAGATTTTGGAATTGGGCTGAGAAGATGAGTGAGAGGAATATTGTCTTAGTCAGTGAGCATGAAGCTCCTTCAGAATGGGAATGTATTTGGCAACAGGAAGTCAAAAGAACGATTGACAATACAAAGCGAGTTAAAGCAGTAGAAAAGTTATTTGAAATAAGAGAATAAATATCTGGGAGGTGATAATTTGATAGAACCAAAGTCTTGTGTACAAGAATTAATATCTATGGAATGTATAGACAGAAGTGTTTTAATCCTATATCCATATGGACTTAGCAATGAACCAATATTAAAAGACAATATTCCCAAAATGACAAAAGTGATAAGAGAATATATAAAAGAGTCTGAGATGTATAGAAAGTGTGTAGATACAATTCCAAATCTTATATGGGATTCTCAAAAAATATCTATGCAAAATGAAGCTGATGAACATCAAAGAAAAGCTGATGAACTTGCAGAGAAAATGAATGAAGGTATCAGTCCTTATGCGTGGTATGTCAAAGGTAGGTTTAATGGAGAGATAGGTGGGTTTCACTATAATGTAGATAATATAGTTTATTTGGACAAAAAATAACAAGAAATTTTGGTTTCTTTGCTTGTCACGAAAACTATACAATATTCAGGACAAAGGTGATTGATTATGAGAATTGAAGAAAGAGAGTATATTGAATCAGAATCCATAAATGAAGAAATCATAAATGCTATAAATACAGTTAAAGAGTATTGTAGAACACATGAAGAATATGAAGATTGTAGAAGATGTGTTCTTGGAGACGGTATTCATAATTGTGGATGTAGCAGTCCCTATTTATGGGACATTAGAAAAAAGTAACAGAGAATATAACAATGTAATTACAATTAAAGAAAGGAAAATGTTCACATGTGAGTAAAGCTGCGCAGCTACTATTGGTGAACAAATTTTGGCATTAAATATTGGATATTTAACATCAGATAAGGAAGATAATGAGTTATACACGCCCTATTACGCAACAGATCATATTATTAAATATCTTCCAAAGGATAAAATTATATGGTGTCCATTTGATGAAAATTGGTCTGCTTTCTACAACAGGCTAAAAGAGGAAGGATACAATGTAGTCAGAAGTTCATTAGCTGAAGGTCAGGATTTTTTTAATTATGAACCTGAAAAATGGGATATCATAGTTAGCAATCCACCATTCTCAATCAAAGATAAAGTCTTAGAAAGACTTTATTCATTTAACAAACCATTTGCGGTTCTTCTACCGCTTAATTCCCTACAAGGTAAAACAAGATATAAATATTTCAAAGATGGTATTCAGATTCTTAGTTTTGATGCAAGAATTTGTTATCACAATAAAGAGCATATGGACTCTGTAGTAAAGGGTAGTCCATTTGCAACGGCATATTTCTGTAGAGATTTATTACCAAAGGATCTAATTGTTGAAAAATTAGTTACATATGAAAGACCATTAGGAGAATAAACCAATAAGAAAACCACGTTTCATTTGAGGAGGTAAATTATGAGTAAATCATTAGAATTTGTAAAAGAACGAATTGCGTCAGGTCAGTGCAATGGCATGGAGAATAATAAATATGAATCCATGATTGAACAGGACATACGAGAGTTATTTACGGTTGTTAATTACACCAAAAATGGAAAAATTTTAGCAGATGTACCTTATCTTAAAGGCGACAAACCTTATTTTAATGTAATTATTAAGCATGATCCAGATGCAGATTTTGAATATTTCACAATGCAGCGTTGCAATTGTGATGGAACGTTTGTATTCTTTCAAGATTTAATGGGTGAGTGCATAGATAAAATGATTCATCTTAAAACCTGTAATGTAAATAAGGAGATTCCAAAAGATTTAACTGGATATTCTATTGTCTACACTGTCGGAGATTTTGTATTAGCAGAAGAATTTGGTGATCAATTTGCAACAAAAGAAAAACCTTGGATGAAGAGTAGATTTACGGCTATGTTACCAATTAAGTTTAATGTAGTAAGGAATGAAGAATAATGTATTTTGATTTAAATATTGAAGAATGGAATTTTAAAAATGATTATGAAGACATCTATTTTCTGCTTCATTGTTTATACAATGCAAAAACTGAGTTATACGACAGAACTCTTACTGATATGAGAAGCAGATATGATCCGACTGAAGCATTTATAGATAACGGGATTAATGGCTGGAATAGAAGGAGATCGAATTGGTATTCCAAGAAATTATACGATAAATGTGTGAAATGTATTGAGTTAAAAACAAGAGGTCATTTTATACACAGACATTGGAAAGAATGCGTTTGGAGGTACAAAGGTCTTTCAGCACAAGAATGGATAAATTTATATCAGCAATTAATTAAAGAAAATAAATACGACAGTTGGATATTGGAATATATAGAAGTGTAGGATGGTGTCAATATGGAAGAAACAACAGAATTAGAGAAGAAATATTATAAGCTTCTAATAGGCGAAACGTTTCATTGCTATGATATTACATTAAACGAATTACTGATTATTATGAACGCAGAGCTTAATATTAATACATTATCTTTGCAGAAGTCAGGAAGACATAATTTTTATTGTAGAGTCGATGATAAAACCAAACAGTACTATTTACGAAAATTTGGTTTGTTGGATAATGACCATGTAGAAATAGGAGAATAACAGTATGGAGTTATCACAAGATGAAAGACAAAAATTTTTAGAGTTAATAGATAAAGTAAGTCCATGTGCTGCAATTTCTGAAAAAGAAAATCTTAAAAAGTTTAAAGAGTGGCTGGATAGTGATAGCTCAAAAAGAGTTACATTTGTTGAAGCTCCAAAAATATTTAAAGATCAGGTTGGAAATGACAAAGTGTTTCTTATACCAACAAATGACGAAGCTATAAAGCCAATAAGAGTAATATTCGAAGGAGAATAACAATATGAACAAAAGACAGAAAAAGAAGTTATTTAAACAGACGCTTATTAAAGTTAGAAAACTGCATCTACAGGAGGGTGATGTGATTTGTTTACAGCCAGATTTAGATCGGGGTGATGCCGAAACTATGTGCCAGTTTATGAAAGTTTGTTCGAATAATGATGTTTTCGGTGAATCGAAGTTAGCTTTTGTACCTGCTGATATTAAGCAACTAAATAATAAGGAAGAAGCTCAAATATATGTTGATAAGTTACAGAGTATTGTAGATCAGATGGGAGAATAAACAATCCAATTAAAGAAGCATTTCTTAGAGTTTGGAGGCAAGAAATTATTGATCAAAGAACAAGACTGGGTAGATTTTTATGGTAACAATACAAAAGCTCTTTATTTAGAAAAAGAAGGACAATATACGATTTCAGAATTCATTGAATTATTACAAGCTGTAAAAGAAAGATTCGGTGATAAAACAATTTTGATTCATGATATGAATTCGGATACAATAGGTGGTTTTTCTCATATTTACCTAAATAAAGATAATATTTGTATTTACGGATAGTGGAAAAGTTATATTTAAAGTTTGGAAAGGAGAACAATAAATGGAGACATTTTCAATAGTAGATAAGATAAATGTGGATAAGTTAAATACAAAAATTGCAGAATTCGTATATCAAGAAGGGCATGAGCCGTATATATTTGCAAACAAAGAGACGCTTGATACGTTAATTAAGCCAATTGAGCAAGAATTAAAATTCGTATCACCAATAACCAGTGTTACGACCTCGTTTAAACGTTGTCTTATTGGTAAATATCAGGGTAACAAAATGTTTGAAGATAACACATTAAAATATGGTGAGATTGAGCTGAGATAAGAGAATAAATATACATAAAAAATAGAAAGAGAGGTACTGAAAATGGAACAAAAGAAATTTATGGATATATCACGTATCAAAGAAGATACGGAATTAACAGTAGCGAATACAGGTGGTTTCCATGTAGGAGATCATATTGTAATTCAGGAAAAGGTAGATGGAAGCAATTCAGCTATTGCTTATGATAAAGAAACAAATAAGTTAGTTGCATTTTCGAGAAGGCAGACTCTTGATTATAACAATACATTAAATGGATTTTGGAATTGGGTGCAGACATTGGCAGTTGAACCATTTTCAAAATATCCAAATTATGTATTTTTCATGGAGTGGCTTACAAAGCATACTATTAAATATATTCCAGAAGCCTATGGTAAATCATATTTTTACGATGTATATGACAAAGAGAATGAATGTTATTTACCTCAATCAGAGGTTAAGAGACTTGCTGACGAATTAAATTTGAGATATGTACAGACATTTTATGATGGAGAATTTATCTCATGGGAACATTGTATGTCGTTTATGCACAAGTCAGATATTGCGGTAGATATTCCTGAAGGAATTGTTGTTAAGAATCAAACAGAACTTAACAATCCAAACTCAAGGACTCCATTTGTATTAAAGATTGTAAATTCACAGTTTAGCGAAATCAAGAAGGACAACCATAGACAGAAAGTTGAAGATCCACAGAAATTAGCAGCTAAAGCAAAGGCTTCTGAGATTGTGGAGCAGATTGTTACAAAAAATCGTGTCCAAAAAGAATTATACAAGATGATTGATGAAGGTATTTTACCTCAAAAGATTGAGCCACAAGACATGAGAATTGTTGCACAGAATTTACCTAAGAGAATTTTTGAGGATTGTGTAAAAGAAGAGAATGAATTAGTTGTTGAAGCTGGTGAATTCTTTGGCAAGATGTGTGGTTCTACAACTATGAATTGGGCTAAGAAGATTATTTTTGGAGAATAATTATATGAATTATTTTATATCAGATTTACATTTTGGACATAAAAACTGCATGGCATTTGACAATAGACCTTTTAAATCAATTGAAGAGAATGACGAGACGATTATTAAAAATTGGAATAATACAGTAGAAATTGATGATGATGTATACCTGCTTGGAGATATTTCGTGGTACAACGCAACAAAAACTATTGAAATTTTTAACAATCTGAATGGGAATATACATCTAATCAAGGGTAATCATGATGGTAAGTTGTTAAAGAACAGAGAATTACAGAGTAGATTTTGTGAGATCGCTGATTACAAGGAACTCGATATTGGTGATGGTAAGATTATAGTTTTATGTCATTATCCAATTCCATGCTTTAAGAATCATTATTACGGAAGCTATCATCTCTACGGTCATGTACATACAGGTTTCGAAGATAATATGATGCAGCAGGTAAAATATCAGATGACAGCTTTATATGATAAGCCATGTAATATGTGGAATGTCGGATGTATGAAAAGTTATATAAACTATACACCAAGAACATTAAAAGAAATCATTAAGAGCGGAGAATAAATATTTATGAAACTATTAGAAAAATATAGTTGTATTTTTTGTAAATATAG